GTGGTGTGTATTTTTGGTCAATCTAAATACATTACTCCAGTGATTAGTTCCGCCGGACATTTGTCCGGCAGCCCATTTGGGCATTTAGCTGCTTGCCGAGCAGTTATCTTATCGAGGCACCAACAACAGGCGCGCTGATTTTAGGTCAGAGTGTTATGTGGGGAACCGACATGCCTCATGTTATTTATGTGTATTGTCATTTTGAACGCGAATTACTTTTCTTGCGTGTGAGACTCGAGTACTCAGCAAGTTGTGATTCGTGTGATTTGTGGTAACACACTTTAACATGTGTGCTTAATTGGAACAATGTATCTGTCTTATTTCGGATGCGAAGCGGTGGTAGTGACATATGTCGCCAATTCGTAGTAACGTTTGCAGATGCAAGGTGTAAATACCCCCTTTTGAGGGGGTGGTTGCCTAGCCAAAAACATGTCAATCGGGGTGTAGCCTGGGATGTCTACACCCTTAAAAAGAGTCCTGCTTCAACAACAATTGCTCAGAATGTACATGAGCCAAACCACCGTGATGAGGTTATCATCACACGACCGGAACAAACTGTTGATCAAGTATGTATTGCGGATGCAAACTATGCTTGTGGCAGTTGTGAAAATGATTATCGGAGTGAGCGTTGCTCGCTCCCTCAGCACATTGAGGATGCGCTGTTTCAGTCCACTGGTGAATCCCTTCGGGAGTTCACCGTGGCTGATGTTAGATACTACCAGGATTTGTTAGTGAATCGCCAACTCTTTCGTTCAGAGATGGACCTCGATGCGATTTATAATGCTATGTCTGGTGTAACTAACAAGCTTACGGGTGTGTCTGATCAGCTACTTAACCAGCTTGATCATCTGTCCACCATGATTAAAGTTTTGAATGATTCGGCTTTTGTTGATTCCGTAAACTTTGATGCCCGTTATCTCGCTGATCTGACCTCACAGGCCTTTATGGCCCTACAACTGCTGTCAGCTCAGCCAACTGCCAAAAATTTATTGATAGTGTTCACTTGTATTTTGACCAAGCTGGACCTGTCGAAAGAAAAATTGGCAAAGTGTGTGGATTTTATCCAAGAGTCTGTACGCAGCATGTTAGTGTCAATTGGCACTTTGGGCTACAAATCAGAATCATGGGTTCCATGCAGTGTTGAGGTCCTCAAGGGTATGTGCCAGGGTGCTGGCGATCTCCTTGATGATAGGATTGTGGAGATAGTTTTTGCCTTTTTGGCTAAGCTTATTGGGTTTTGGACTACGGTGAGCGGTGGATTTACTGAGGATGATTTCCTACCGGATAGAATCCCGCAGGTCGTGGGAAAAATCCGGGAGATTAAGGGTTCCGGAGGGGACCTAATTGAATGTCTCCTTGGTACTTACGAATGGGTTGTTAAGAACTTTCCCCTTTTCTTGCGAGGGGATTTCTCAGGTCTCTTTTTCGGAAAGGCTGAGACCGGGGCTTTTGAGTCACGTACTGTGAAAGTGACTCGGGCCCACAAACTGGTGACAAGCGGTTTGTCTGAGATTCTCAAGGAGGAGTATAACCATACTTTCGCCTCTTATGACGCAGAGGTTGACACATTAATTCGTATGGGTGATCGAATGATGCTCAAGGCGAAACCTGCTCAGCGTCCTGCTTTGAAGCGGATGTTGGATGAACTCCGTGAGATTCAAGTCGATAGACGAATAAAACAGGCCCAGATCCAGACCAAGCCCACTGCTATGGGGGTTTGTTTTGTCGGAGATTCTGGGGTAGGGAAGTCACTGTTGATGGAGTCTACGTCCCGTGCGATTATTTGTGCAGCCGGCGAACATGGCTCTGCTGACAACATCGTAACTGGGCAGATGAGTGATAAATTCGATTCAAACGAGTTGCCTCATCACCTCTCTATTCAGTATGACGACGTGGCCAATAACAGCCATAATGAGAATTTTGACAAGCTACTCAACGCTGTCAACTCTCAGGCCCGTCCTTTCTTGAAGGCTGCGGTTGAAGACAAGGGTGTGATGTTCCCTGGCAATGTGGCTTGTGTAATTTCCACTAATGTGCCCGGACTCAATGCACGAAAATCTAATTGTCCTGATTCAATAGCGCGCCGGTTTCTGCACATCCATGTCCGCATCAAGGAGGAATTAATCCCCGAGGTGTGTGTACCCGGTACTCGCAGGGTCGATCCGATACGTTCGTGTGCTGGGGGGGCCCCTCGCATGGATATTTGGGACTTTGATGTCTATGAGTTTATAACTTTCGACATCAATGAGGATGAGGAGCCAGAGGATGGTGTTGTCTTATGGGAGAATATGTATGTTCGACCTTTACATTGGACAGATAAACCGATGAGCGAGCGCACTTTTTGGGATTTATCCCTATATCTCACGCGCCGCGCGAAGAAGCATTTTGCCTCACAGGAGGTCATGGTGAAACAGATGATTGCCCGCCAACAGGAGGAATTCTGTGTTGAGTGTTGCATACCCCGTAGTGTGTGTGTTTGTGCTTGCCAGAGTGAGTTTCGCTGTGCCATGGTGGACGCTGGTATAGAGCGTCTTGTGGAGCAGTATGGTGTTTATCACGCTCTGTATGAGCAGTGGTGGAGTTTTTATCGGTGGCGCGCAGCTCTCTCCCTAGCTGTCACTCTTGCCCCCTGTGATTATATTCGAAATGGTAAGGTTAGTGTGGTTGTAGCCATAGGTGTAGCTACTGTTTGTCGGATGCCTTTGGAGCAATCAGTGCTCCTATGCCTTTTAGTGGTGATATTTGTTTTCGTTGTACTAGTTGCATTGTCATGGCGCACCTTATATGTTCAGGTGCGTAACAGAGTAGGCATATTGACACACTTAGCAGAAAGTTCGGTAGAGATGATGAACCAACATAGGATCCGCATTTTTGCAGGGATTTCAATGGTCTCCTTCGCCTACCTTCTTTATAGGTCATTCAGACCCAGAAGTGAGCTCGCATCATATGCTGAGACGCTGCCCGAGAACTTGCGCAACGCCTTTGCACGCCATGAGAAGGCTAGAACCACTCCAGTGGATAATATTCTGCCGCACATAAAGAGGGATCTTGGCACGCTCATTGTAAAGAGTGCATCACGTGAGACTATGGTGCTTACATTTCCGATAGAGGCCAACTTTTATATCACGGCGGGACATGCCATTCCTAAGGATGGGGAATTTGAGGTTACGATTATACATGAGAACGCCCTGACTCCAACTGTTGCTAAGCAAAGATTGTCATCTGCCCATGTGTATCGGTTCCCGGATAAGGATCTTGTGCTCCTACAAATCCCGTCGGCAGTGCCTAGACGTGGATATCGCGACTATTTGCTAGCGAAACCGGCTAGCTTGCCGTCCACTCCCGTTAATATCGTTTCCATGCGGCTGGAGGATAAGACACGTTATGTGTCGGCCACATTACTTTCCCCTGGGTGGTCAATGCTCAGCCCGCGTGTGTCCACCGATTTAGTTACCCTCTACAAGCCCTATAAATATGAGGCTCCTCAAGGGACTCATGATGGCATGTGTGGGTCAGTGATCGTGGATTTTTCGAAAGCGATTATTTATGGCTTCCATGTTGCCGGAAATGGGAGGGTTGGACTTTGTGACACCATCACCGGTCAGGAAATTGACGTAGCGTTGTCAAGGTTTCGTGGTTTTGTGCCCGTTAACCAAGGAGATTTGCAGATGGGGTCCCATGCACTTTCGCGAGAGTTGGGGTTCGTCACCTTGGAGGTGGGAGACCCCGCACTGGACAAGCCTCCATCTGAGCATAATTGCTTAACAGAAGGGGTTATTCCCGGACAAGGTGCCAAATTTATAGACCCGTATGTGCGTCATCCCTTTAAGGATAGCATAGTGGGGGAGTTTGGCCCCCCTACCCATTTTCCGCCTTTCAAGCCTAATGCCCCAGAGCACAAACGCAAGGCTTTGTCGCGGTTGACCACTCCTAATCAGGAGTTTACTCTTGATGAGTTAGAGTTTGCCGCACACGATTATTTGGAGCCGATTGTGTCGTGCATTAAAAGAATGTCCCCTGATAAACGTGAGGAGCTGGCTCGACCACTCACATTAGCAGAGGCGCTAGATGGAACGGGTGAGCGTGCTCTTGGGGGTATTGACAATTCCACGTCGGTGGGTTTTCCATTTCGTGGTAAGAAGAAGACTTTTCTGGAGAGAGATGTGCTCGACCCAACATTGCCCGCCATTCCTCGAAAGCTGACTCCTGTGGGGGGTGTGAGTATAGAGGATGAGATGCAGGAGATGTTGGTTAGATACCGTTCGGGTATAAGTTGCCGTCCGCTGTTCAAATGCTCCATGAAAACAGATGAACTACTGCCCACAGACTCTAAGAAAGCGAGAGTATTTATGGGGAGCAATTTTCCATTCCTCCTGTTGTGTCGTCAATATTTGGCCCCCGTAGTGCGTATGGCGGCACACCACAGGTTCATGTTTGAGTCCGCAAAGGGTATAAACATGGATAGTATTGAATGTGAGGATCTGTTTTATTTTCTCAAGGTTGAGGAGGGTGAGCGCATTGTCGCATTGGATTACCAGGCCTACGATCAAACTATGTCCGCCCAGGCGTCTTCGACAGCCGCAGGAGTCATCATCACGATCCTGCGTGAAGTTGGGTGTTCTGAGGATCATATCCTCATAGCCCGCGGGTTGTTGACCGATATCATCTATCCTAACCTTCATTTCTTCGGTACAATACTACAGCTGGCGAATAGTGACCCCTCCGGGAACTGGATAACAACTGAGCTTAATGGTTTGGTTAATTCACTGTATCTGCGTGTGTTCTTTTTCCGTATTTATGCGGAGTTGCGAGGGAAGGTAAAATACCGTGACGCTGTCCATACGATGACATTTGGAGATGATAATATCAATGGTGTCTATGGGCGATATAGCCGTTTTAACGGGACAAACATCGTGGCTGAGGGTGAGAAGTGTGGCCTGGTGATAACTATGGCCGATAAG